ACCTTTAATCTCGTCTTCTGTAATCAGTACTACCCTTAAAGGCATTTGTACCATACCGTCAAAGTCGCCTAGTTTTACCAACTCCCCTAGGTCTAAGGTAATAACTATTGACCTGTCTGCTCTTGTAGCTAACTTGGTCAACACTGCTCCCGTTACATCTATCATAATTGATTGTTTTTATTTACTACAAATATAGGTAATGTGTCATTAACTCTCTCCACCCTGGTCCATATTTTTCTACCAACCTGTCGATAGTACCTTGGTCATGGTATTCCCTTAAGAACAACCTGGCATCAGTTACTGGGTGACGCATTAGATGTCTACTGTACATATGCCAGACTTCTACTTCATCTTCTACTACTAGTTCCCAACCTTTACACTTAGCCCTATAAGACCAGTCAAAATCAAAACCCCAGTAAGGCATAAGCTCGTCTACATCGCCTACATCTACTAGTGTTTTGTACCTGAACATAGGTGCAGTAAATTCTATGAACGGTACCTTACCTGATCCAAACCTGATATGTGGATGGTCTGATTGGAATTTAGGGTGTACGGCACCCACTTCTGGGTTGTCTATTAGTACACTCTCTAACTTTTCTTTACTACCTTTTTCAAACTCTATGTTGGTGATCCACCACACATAGTCTACATCTTTACCTTTAAGTTTCTCTAAACCTTCATTGAACGCTTTGGCCATTGAACCTACGCCTTGCCTGTCTACCCTGACTATATCGCGTTTGTCAAAGTCCCTAAGTACGCCATAACATTGGCTTTCTTCATAGTCCAACACAAGTGCTATTGTTTTCATATACTAATGATTTTTTCTATTATCTCTATATCCCATCTGATTTCTCTACAGTTCTTTCTCAAACCCTCTAGAAATTCCCTATTACTGTACATCTTATCAGCCCAGAATATCATCTCGTCTATATTATAGTTACAACGCACACTGTTGATTAAATGTTTTACGTCTTCATCGCCACTGATAATACCTCTACATACTGGTGTACCACAGCTTATACTTTCCATACCTACCAACGATCTGCAGTCAAACCTGGTAGCTTGTATGGTAAATAATGCTCCATTGTAGAGTTCTACTAAATCTTCAACCCCTGCATTAACTACATATTCATCACACACATCACTATATACTTTTGGCCTTTCAGCACCATACCCTACTATTTTTACACCGTATTTCTTTTTCAAAAACCCTGCTACCCTTGGACCCAGTATGTCTATATCTTTGACACTGTTCTGTGCATTCCAGTTAGCTACCAGTACATATCCCCTCTCTTTACCTTTGTTAACAAATCTTTCATCTACACCAGGATCTATGTAATGCATCTGACTATTTACTCCCATACTTCTAAGCCTGTGCATTAACCAGTGACTATAGGTTATGATAGGTACACCACTATGATATCCAGCATTGCAAGAATAAAACCAGTCTAGGTTATCTGGCATAAACATTTCCTCTGCCATTTGTAAGAACATAAACTTTTTAACAGGGTAATCTTTAAGGATACCGGCTAAAGGAGGTGTGCCTATTATTATAACATCGTAGCCTAGTAAATACAAATCATTACCTTTAGTGTAATAGACTTGTAAGTTGGCCCATTGTTCTTCCTCTTCAGTACTTGGGTCTATACTGTGGAATACTACATGATGACCTCTGTTTTTTAATAATGTGGCCATGTCTACTAATAGTCTTATGCCACCGTGTGTCCTTAAACAAGGACTGATAATTAAAATATTCATAATTTGTCTTGTTTCTATCACAAAAATAAACAAACTTTGTAACCAGAAATAAGAATGTTATGAATATTGTTAAACAATATGAAAATACCATCGAGTATTATAAAGTATGTTTAAGGTGTATATCATGTTTTCTAGAAGAAGATAAACGTCTTACGTCTACTGAAGAACACATAGTTTCGTTTATATTAACGAATCCTGAACCTGTTGAAGGTAAGTCAAGGAAAATACTTCTTAAACAGTTAAAGATGTCTACACAGTCTTTATCAGGACATATGAAAAGGATACGTGATAAGGGTTGGATAGATCAAGGTAACAAGCCTGATAGCCTGTTGACCAAACTTAATGGTACGTTGTCGATAAACATTTCAAATGGAGTTAAATAAACGTGTAGCTGAGCATTTGTCTATAGATCAATCTATTGTTGATCAGGTAATACATGATTACTGGAAGACATTAAAATCGTACACGTATGAACCGCATAAGATACTTGGTGGTATTGTTATAGGTAGTGTGTTTAGGTTAAAGGTCAGGTATAAACAGGTTAAGAGGTATGCGTATCAGTATGCCAACTCTGGGTTTTATAACTACAGGAACTTGTCGAGATACTACCACCAGATATGTTTTAACATCGAACAGTCTTCAAGGAAAACACCTAATCAGATAGCAGAAACTAAAAGGTTAAATATTTATTACGAAAATTTATTTAAAGATGGAAATACTGAAGAGTAATCAGAAATTAAAAAATGAAACGTTACAGGATTTTATCGAGTCCAAGAAAGATAAACCTACAACTGTAAGTTTCCAAACACCTATCCAACCTTCTAAACCTTATGATTGGCTGGAGAAGGAAAATATTATTAAACAACTGGAATCTGATACTGAAAAAAAGGCTTGGTACAATCAGCAAATACGTGACCTTGATCCTTTATACACTGTTCTCAATCCTATCGATGGGTATATTATCAGGATGTTTATAAGGGAGAACATCACCACGTCATCTGGTTTGCTGATTAAACCTGAAGAAAAGGTACAATCTATCAGGCCTGGTTCGCATACACCTGGGGATTTGATTACTAACCCTTATGAATTTTCTTCATTAGCGGTTATTGTTTGTACACCTGATTATGAGCAGAAACTTAAGCCTGGTATGGTAGTACAAGTGATCAGGCCTAAAGCAGAAGTACTTGGTCAGGAAGTGGTAGGGTATGAGTTTGGTTATGCACACCCTGAATATCTTTTACCAGAATTACCAAAGGTTTGTACGGATAGACATTATGGATATTGTTTGGTACCTTATCAGAGGATAAAAGTAATTGTCAATGCGTGATTATCTTATTCTTTTAAGGCGAAATCCTTTACGAGCTTGGTATTATGTACAAGGTCATATATTATGGTTTTTGACTAAGTATTTTATACTAAAGTTTTTAAAAAGGTCTTATGAATGTAAACCGTGTTATGACTCTGGTTTTTGCATACATTGCGGTTGTCAAGTAGGACCTTTATTTTTATCATCTTTAAAATGTATTCACCCTAATGGCAAACTGGAAAACGACAGAGATTAGTTTAGGTGAACTTACACCAGGATCTGTTAGACATGTAAAGTTTGATTACGTAGGCAAGTCTTCTATTAAGAAAGCGGAGTCTGGTTGTTCATGTTCTGTAGCTAAGTTTGAAAATAAGTTTATTACTGTAAAGTTTACAGCACCACAGTTCCCAAGTCATCTTAAACTGGCTAAGATTAAAGAAACAGCTATATCTAGAAATATCAAGGTTACTACTGAAGATGGTGACCAAACACTTTTGGTTATTAACGCAATCATTAAAGATGTCTGATTTTGTAAATGGTAATATAGATACTGATGATTTCTGGCAGCTTAACCCACAGCTTAAGTATATTTCACCTTTTGATAAGGTAAAAGATAGTAAACTTATGTGGTGTGTATATTTATGGTGTGACCCTGATCCTAATAATAAACTGTATCGGTTGCGCACAGATGTCAAACTACAAGCTATACAAAAGTACTATTCTAAGTTTGACCCAGAAAACCCTGACCAGGTAACTATTATTGAAGCATATAATCAATACAGGTTATCACCTGCAGCTCGTGCACTTAAGCAAGAAGAAGAGGCATTAAATATGAGGTCTGAGATGATTAAACTGGTAAGGACTGAATTACTGGAAAGGACTAGGCAGAACCCTTTTTCTATGGTAGACAAAGATACACAAGCACTCTGGGCCAAGGTAGAAGCCATGCACAGTTCTACAGCTAAAGCTTATGCACAATATGAAGCTGCCAGGAAGTTATTTGAAGCAGAGTCTATATCACCTAAGGTATATGGTGGTAGGAAAGAAACGATTAGAGAAAAAGGTAATTTGATTGTACCAAAAGAAGACTATGAATAATTACTTTATTGGGGATAGACAGGTATATACAGATTACATCAGATTAGAAAACATTGATCATTTTCTGACTAACCCTCCTTTGTTACACCCTGATGATCCTAACTATACTGAATATTGGTCGTTACAGTTTAAAAGGTGTATAGAAGGTTTGTGGGGTAAGATGTTCGACAACTGGCGTTACTGTCCTGGTTTTTTATATTACTATGGTAACTTCTTTGTACTTGAAACTACGAGTAAGAAAACCAAGTCTACCAAGTATACTGTACCCAGGATAGATGACATTGAATGGGAGATAGCATATTATTTGATGGAGGCATTTGGATTTTCTGGTTTTGAAAAAGATGATACTTATTCTTGTCTAAAAGTACTTAATAACTCTAATGTCACTGAAGACTATATTAGGTCAGAATATCCTACAGCTATATCTTCATCTGGAAGTTTAAAGAAGTTTAAACCTGTTGAAGAGTATCTCAAAGAACTTAAATCTCATCCACTAGGCAATGCACTTTATGAAAATGAAACTAGGAATGCTATGATCCTAGGTACCAGGTCTGGTGGTAAGAGTTATTTTACTGCCGGTGTCATAGAACATAGGTTGATATTTGATGGTGCGATCAGATATGATGAGACCTTCATAAACGGTGAACTTACATCTAAGCTTGTCTTAGGTTCATCTTTAACAGATAAGTCCAGTGATTTAGCTAATAAAGTACAGAAGTCTATACTAGCAAAAGCAGATCCTGTCATAGGTAGAAGGTTTGGTGTATATGGTAAGCATGAAGATGATGACTTTACACCTAGCCCTATATTTAAAGATATGACTGGTTCGTTAGAAGCACCTAATAAGAAAAACCCATACCGACACCAGTACAAAGTCAGTTCTGGTAACAGATGGGTGTCTAAGGGTACAGAGTCTGCACTTTATCATGTGAACTATTCTTTAAATAAAGGTGATGGTTCACAAGCTGCTGTTGGTGGTAGGTATTCGTTATCTGTTATCGAAGAGGTTGGTTTAGTACCTAATGTGTTGGATATACATGTTGCCAATGAAGCTACCTTGACACGTGATGGTAGATTTGGTACTGAATTGTATTTAGGTACATCAGGAAACTTGTCCAGGGTCATAGGTGCTAAGAAGATGTTTCTATCGCCACAGGATTACAATATTGTCGAAAGGCACAACAGGCATGGTACTGAAGGTAATGATGGTAAGGTAGCGTTCTTCTTACCTAATTACATGATACATAGGGATTGTAAGGATCATAATGGTAACACGGATTATGCTATGGCTATAGCTAAGATCAATGCACTTAGAGCTGACTTTGCTAAATCCAATGACCCTAATATCTTAAGGAATGAGAAGATAAACAGACCTTGTTTTGTAGATGAAATGTGGTTGGGTAGTGAAGAACAACTCATGCCTGTTGAAGAGTTACAAGTCCGTGAAAAACAACTTATCTCATATCAACACTACAAAGACTTGTACACACCTGTATCGCTCATATGGGATTCCGCATCTCCTAATGGTGTTACTTATAAAGTCGATCATGAAAGCGAACCATATACAGATTGGCCTTTAAACTTAGCTAAGAGAAAAGACCCAAGGGGGTGTCCGGTGATATATGATTTTCCCAGGAAGATTAACAATGCCATACCATCGGATATGTATATGTTTATAGGCCATGACCCTTATGTAGAAGAAGGGTTTACTAAAGGTGGATCAGTAGGCTCTACTTACATCCTTATGAACCCTGCTTATATATCCAGTGGTATGCCAGGGAATATTATCGTAGCTTCGTATATAGATAAGCCGTTAGGTGGCTTAGATGAATATTATGAGACACAAGAAAAACTACTGGCATTTTATGGTAACCCACCACAAGGGTTATGGTTTGAAAAGAATAGGGGAGCAGACTGTAGGGCACATTATGTAAGAAAACATAAAGCTTATCTGTTATGCTTTACTCCACAGTACCAAGAAGGTATGGATATTAGGCAAAAGAATATTACATCTTTTGGTTACTTGGTAGGTAATAGGGTTACTAAGCTCAGGCTTGCTAAGATGATGCGGGACTGGCTATTAGAAGAGACAGAGATACACTGTGGTGATCCTAAGTATGATGGTATCAAAAAGAACTTTGAAAGGATACCATGTTTATTCCTTATAAAACAAATGATAGCTTACGACTTAGACGGTAACTTTGATGCCTTTGATGGTTTCAGGGGTGCCGTACTTGGCTTACGGGAACACGAGACTAAATTAGCTGCAACTACTTCAAAAGAAAGAAAGCAACAAGAAAAGAAGTTGTTACAGTATTATGTAACAAACGAAAGAATATTTAAAACTAATGAACGACGCTATAAAACTTCGTGAAAAGATTAAAGACAGGGAATGGTATAAATATCAACTTGAGAGATATGTACCATACACTGCATCTCCTATAGTACATGACTATATGGAGATGAAAAAACTCTATGAGTTTGTAAACAATGATCTATCTAAGTTTAAAGATGACATTGCTTACTACTGTGGTTCTTTAGAGGAATATGGTGCTACTGAAGAAACCCTTGTACCATACAATCCTATACCCAATAAGCTGGAAGTACTTAAAGGTGATCTTCTAGCTCGTGGTCTCAATCACAGGATTATGCTCCTTACGGCAAAAGCTATCAGGGATAAAAACCAAGAACTCTTGAAAGCTTTTGAAATGAGTATTAATGAAGACTTATCTCTTGAGATACAAAAACAACAAGCTTTGATGGAGGGTATGTCTAAGGAAGAAGTCGATCAGTACATAGAATCACTAAGGACACAACTTTCCCCCAAGGACTTAGCAGTTAAAACATTTCAAGGAGAGTCCGAGTCACTGTATTCTAAGTTACTACAACATGCAAATGTAGATCAAGCTATTCAGTCTAAGAAACTGGAAACACTGGAAGACTTGGTTACTGTATCTAGGGTGTTTTTGTATACTGGTTGGAAGAATGGTAGACCTTATATTAAAGTACTTAATCCTTTACATGTTGGGTTTCAGAAAAGCCCTGATACACAGTTTATAGAAAAAGGTGATTATGTATTTCATTGGGACGAGATTACTGTAGGTGATGCACTCCTTGAATATCAGAACAGGCTCGATGATGAAGAGATACAGAAAATCCTTGATTATAGCTATACGCTAAATCCGTTGACAGAAAGTCATATGACAAAACCCGTCTTTGACCATGTAAAGTATTATTCGTTACTTACTTCACTAGGTGAGTTTAGGAGAAAGGGTATTGGCACCCATCAAGGTAATCAGCTTACTAATTATAATCTTAATCAAACTATCCAACGTCTACACTTGGAGTTCAGGGCTTTTAAAGAAGTTATCTTCTTGACCATTAAAGATGAGTATAATACGCATGTGACGTTACAAGTAGATACCGATGTTATACCATCATATGCTTCTAAGGTTAAATATACAAACAGGTGGATGGAAGAATCTACTAAGTATGTATGGGTAGATGAAGTTTCTAATCTGGAAATGGAAGCTGAAATCTTAATGATACCTAGGAGGTATGAGGTAACAAGGTTAGGTAGTGATATCTTAGTTGATTATCGTGAAGTACCTTTTCAACCTGATTATGGCGATAATCCATTTTCTAAGTTTGAACTATCGTATAAAGGTACGATACTGTACAATAGGAACGCTAAGTGGATATCTTTGGTACAACGTGCCATGCCTACAGCATTTCAGTACATGGCAGCTAAAAGACTTCAAGACAGGGAAATTAGTAAGTATGTTGGTCAGGAAAGGGCTATTGATGTTGACCAGGTACCTGATGAACTTGGACAAGATCACGAGACCAATGCTGAAATGTCTACAGACCCTACACTAAAAGCTGAGGTAATAGCAAGGAAGACAGGTACCAGGTTTTATTCCAGTGGTAGGAGTGCAAATGGTTTGCCAGCAGCACCTACCAGGACTATTGGTGTTACATATAATGTGGTAGATACCAGCCCTCAACTTCTTAACATACAGAACTTCTGTTCTATGTTGGATATGGAAGTAGGTATGCGTATGGGTATACCGCCACAAAGGGAATCCCTTACCATGCCCAACACTAATGTTACAGATAACAGACAAGCACTGGTACAATCTACATTAGCTACACAGACACTGTTCTTTACTCTTGATATGGTATGGGCACATGCCCTTGACGAGCATATTATGAATATGCGTACTTATATTAAGAATTATCTACAGGATAACCCCAACCTCAAACACTTTGACTTGGAATATATGTTGCCTGATGGTACTAAGGAATATATGTCAGTAGAACCTAAACATGTAGATAAACTTGAAGGTCTAGGTCTGTACCTGTTTGATAATGGTAGGGAACAACTGTACTTTAATTATATGTTGCAGTCTGTATTCTCTTTTGCACAAAATGCTGGTCAAGGTGTGGAACAGGTATCCAGTGTACTTAAAGCACTCACTACCACTAACTCTGTAGAAGAGATGCATAAGATCTTAGCTACTGAATCAAGATCAATGCAGGAACGCATAGATAAGCAACAACAGGAACAGATGCGTTTAATAGAAGAACAGAAGAAAGCTATGCGCGAACTTGAACAATATCGTGCTGATCTTAAACTGGAAGGAGATCTAGCTAAGATACGTGAGCAACGTATATCTTCCAGGGAGATAGCTGAACTACAGGCACAATCATTAGCTAATCAATATGACATCAATAAGAACAAAGAAAACGATCTTATTGAAAGAGATAGGGAAAAACAAATATTTGAAGCTAGCGAAAAAGAAAAAGACAGACAACATGAAGAAAACCTTGCCCGTATCAAAGCAAGTAGTATGAATCAAAAATCAAAGTAAAGTATTTTATTTAAGTTAATTCTAATTTTGAGACAATGGAAAAAAAATCGCTGTTTGAAGATCTGATAGGATTTGATGAACCAGTGAACTTGGAAGAACCTGTAGAGAAGGAAGTCATTGAAGACGAACCTCAAGAAACCCCTGATAATAACCTTGAGGATAGTCCTGAAGAAGAAATTGATGATAGGGTAAAAGTACTCTATGATATTTTGGTAGAGTCCAACATCATACCTGAGGATGAAGAGTTTCAACCTACTGTTGAAAACTTTGAAACATTAGTTGCCGATTTACCGGAACAGATGTTTGCCCAGGCAGTATCTACCTTACCTGATTTTGCACAAGAACTTCTTCAGTTAAGTTTTCAAAAACCTGATCTTTCCGTACAGGATTTTGCCGAGTTCTTTGACACATATTATTTAAGGCCTTCTTCCATAGAAGCGCCTACCACTGATGATGAAGCGTATGAGTTCCTCAAACCGCTCATCATGCAGACCAAGTTGTTCCCTACAGAAGAAAAAGCCACACGTTATCTTGACGACTTGTTACAAGATGGTCTATTACTTGAAAAAGCACAGGAAGTATATAATGACCAACAACAACTTGTACAACAAGAAAAACAAGAACAGTTAGAACTTGTACGTCAACAAAAATTACAAGAAGAACAACAGCGTGTGCAGTTTTACGAACAACTTTATGATACTGTACAAAGCCTTGATTGGGACCAGGCCAGGAAACAAGCGGTACTGGAAAACCTCAAACCCGATGAAGCTGCACGTAAAAACGACTTGATCAGCAAATCACCAAAAGCACTTGCACAACTTGCTGACATCTACTCGTATTTTGACGAAGCTAAAGGGGAGTTTGACTTTAGTGAACTAGGTATACGCAAAGTATCACAAAAAGTAAAAACATCTAAGGATAATATTGAGCGGGATAAGATATCCTCTCATCTTTCTAAAATCAAAACAAACCCGAAAGATCCTGGTGGTTCTTTCTGGTCTTCATTTAAACAAACCAATTAATTTTTAAAACATGTTAAGACGTAGATCGGCTCTTGAGAAAGTAGTGCGCACAGGTTGGGGAGGCTCTTATGCAGACTCTTTTACCCATGCACAGCTATTTCGCAGTTATGGCCCCACGTATTTCGGCATGGTAGATGCACAACTCTTCTCCTCTGAAATTGAATCCAACATTATCAATAAGCCTTGGGTATGGATGACAATGGCACAAGGTAATATGATGACCACACAACCTGGTCACACTGATTATTGTTGGAGGCTTGCAGAAGATGTGCAAACCGATGCCAGGATTACACGGGTAGACACAAACCTTCCTACCTATCCAGGTAAAGGTAACACACAGTTCAAGATTTATCTTGACAGGGGTTGGTTCCATGCACCTGTACTTCTGAAGACAGATAGTGCTGATGCACCACTCCTGCGCATTGTAGGTAGCCCTGTACAGGTAAGTGCTACTGAATGGGAATATGTTGTACAGCTCCAGTCTGGTGACCCGAATGTATACATCCTCCCTAAGTACCTTGAAACTAACCGTAGGGTTATTGACGGTGGTACTTCTGTAGCAGATGAACTCAACTACGAATACGGTGGTGATTACTTCGGAAGCGTATTTGAACTTCAGTCGCACATTGGTTACGTAGCACGTAAAGTAGAAGTTACCGATAAATTTATCCGTCTTGAAATGGATGGTAAGTCTAACGGTATGAGCTATGGTATCTCTGGTAATGGCGGTGTATATGCTGATGGTAAAGCTATCAGCGCAGGTTATCTATACCAGCCAGGTCTTACCGATAAGACTACACCTAAGGTACTTGAGAAAGGTTCTTTCATTTCTATGGCTGAAGCACGCTTGTCGGAAAGGCTTCTTGAAGACAAGAACTTCATGATGGAATTTGGACAGAACGAAGTTACCTATCACCCGACTACTAAGCGCGTGATGAAAGTAGCTCCAGGCTGGAGGCAAATTCGTAAAGATGGACATTACCATCCACACAACGGCTCCCTCACACTTTATGACATCTATGATCGCATCCAGACTATATTCACTACCCGTTATGGTGTAGGCGAACCAGTAGTAGTCTTGCGTACAGGTAAAGGTGGTATTGAATGGTTCTCTAAACTTGTAAAGGATGAAGCTGGTCTTTCTCCGTTTACACTTCTGGATAGCTATTTTGTATCGCGTACCAGTTCAGAAATTACACCTAACGCACTTAAGTTTGGTGCCCAGTTTACTGAAATTCTGATGCCTAACGGTATCACCTTGAAAGTAATGTACGATCCTACTAAGGACAACCCACGTTACTATCCTGAGAAAGTACCTGGTACCAACTACTCTTATGAGTCATATACTTTTGATGTACTTGACCTTGGTAACACTGATGCAGCCCCTGCTGGTGCACGTACCAAGTCTAACATCTCTATGGTATATGAAGATGCGTATGAGTCTTACTTCATGGTATCCAATGTATATGATATCATGAGCGGTGCTAAGAAAAACGGTGAGGTAGTATCTGCCCTTGACAAAGAAGCAGGTATCTATCGTGAATCTTCTTGCGCCTTAGCAGTATGGGATACTAGCCGTATCCTGAGTATGCCATATTTGGCACTGTAATTATCTGTATAACCTTATAAAAGAATAGCAAGCAATGCAAGGTTTAAGATTGATAGTAAAACCTGTTCCGAGAGATAGTGTACAACGTAGGCACTTGACACCTGTAAGGGTGTGGGATCCTGAGAAAAAAACATTTATCGACACAGGGCAGGTTACGGCACAGACTAAAGCACGTGGTGCAGTTGAGATCCTAAGTTTTATACCTAACCTACAAACAGGTAGGTATGTTACTGGTCTCGAAGAGATGATAGTAAACCCGTTTAAAGATATGGAGGTACTTGCCCTTAAAGGTAGGTACCTCCTATCTGATGACTGGGATGCACAGATACCACAGATTGTACAATCAGATAAGATTATGCGTCAAACCTGGTATGAAATCCTTGATGGTGTATCGCCTAACTCATACACACCTTTGATACCAAAGAACATACAAACTATTGGACCAATGCGTGTAACTAGTGATGAAAAGGTACCAAGGACTTTCATGGAAACTTTTAAAGTTACCTTAGTCGATGGTGCCAATGTATTTCTCTGGGACCATTCCAGGTCTAGGATGGCAATACAACTACTCAAGAACCATACAGCTATTGCACCGGACAGGGACACTGCAAACCCTACACTCCATAACTGGTATATAGCGTTGGAAGATGAAGAAGAACTTACAAGGGTAGAGATCGATGATATGGAGAACGAGGCTATTGCCGAGCTTACTGCCATACAAAAGAACCTACCTGAAGACAGGTTGTACAAACTTGCTGTTGTCTTAGACCTGGCCAAAGGTGAGATGTCGCCACTTATTGTTAAAGATATGCTTAACAGGTATATCAAGGCTAAGTCGAATGACAAGAAACTCAGGATATCAAAGTTCTTGGACACCACATCTGTGCTTAAGGAACAACCTGGTAGGTTTGACGTGCTTTATGCTGTTGCACAAGCTATTAACGTAGGCTTGTTGAGTTTTGATGCCGGTTACTTATACTGGAGGTCTAAAGCAGATCAGGCACAAGTATACCGCTGGCGTTCCAAAGCTGAATTTGCTGCTTTCCTTGAAGGTGAGCATCAGAAATATAAACCTAAGTCTAAGGATAACGGTGTTAATTATTACGCTGATCTGTTGGCAGAACTTGAAAGTAGAGGTGTAAGATGATAATAAGTAAAATGCATTGGTTGTTCAAAGAGCGTTATAATAGGAACTCTTCTAACTATTATCCGGATTTTACACCGGTGCAGATAGATCAGTTCCTTAACGATGCATCTGAAATCTTACTTCAGCAGTTTGCTGAGCGTGAGGATAAACAGGTATTCTTTGACATGCTAAGTCCACTTATTACATCTCAGGTTTTAACACCTACTGGTTCAAGCCCTGTATATGAAATAGATTTAGGTCAACTTACCAAACCGTATTTCTACAATAAAAGGATTGTACTCAATACGGACTGTGGTAATGTTAAAGCTACTGTTATTGGTCACGGTATCCTCAACGATGTCCTTGCCGATGCATTACAGAAACCATCTAAGAAATGGTTTAGGGCGTATGCTGTCTTTCAAGAAGGGAAGGTGGTATTGTATACGGACCATGAAGTCACTTCTGTCTTGATAGAATACTTTCAGGTACCTACCCCTGTATTCTTTGGTGGCTATGATACACTGGAATATCTTGAATGTAAGAAGACCGATCAAGATTGTACTCAATATTATTCATCTGTATCGGCACCGGTATCTTCTCCTTTTTCACCAAACTACCATGCCAGGATTGTTGACGTGGCTGTTATGGAAGCACAAAGGGGTTTAGGACAACAAGAGATAGCGTTGACAAGTAACAAGATTAATTCACTTTTAAACTAATTTAAAATTATGTATAGGTCTAATCGTTCACAAGCTCCCATGGAAACTTTCCTTGTGAGCAAATCTAACCAGTCCATTGTGGTAAGTGGTGATATGAACACTGCCGGTACATCCCTGAATATCAGTGATGGACAGCTTGGTGTACTCTCTGCTGACCCTAATGGTACTGTCAAACCAGGTAACTTTATCCCTGCAGGTACTACTGCAGCCAATGTTAAAGCTATCGAAATCGTACAAGGTACACCTAACTCTAGCCAGACCACAGAAGTAAATGCTTTTGGTATCGGTCACAAAGCTATTGTCAAATCCGGTATCATCAAGAAAGACAAGATCCGTAGTGTTGCCACATATGTATATGAGCACCCACGCTATAGCATCTGGTACCTACGTTCTGTAAGTGGCCTTGTTGCAAGCAAGAACTATTACCTTACTGTCACTATGGAAGGTGAGCGTATTGACACTACTCATGGTATGAACCGTGAAGTAATCCGTAACAGTGTCAAAATGCCTGCAACACTTCCTACTGATCCTGATGATTTCTTGTTGCAGAACCTTGCACTTAAGATCAATCAGTCCAGTAAGTTTGTAAACCCAAATACCAACTATTCTGGTAACAAGCCTATTGTAGTTTTCGGTATTGACAGCAATGGTTCTGGTTCTGGTCAAGCCATTGGTACTATGACCAAGAACACTGCTGCTTTTAACTTTGCTAAGTACACTGTTGGTGGTTCTACTATCCAGTCTACTTTCAAACCGGACCTGGAGTTGATCAACTCTCTTAAGACTGCGATCACTTCTGTTGCTGGTCTTGCAAATGCTAAGATCGAAAACCTTGGTAATGTGACCCCTGGTAGTGCAGATACTGTAGATGGTTTGCTTATCATTGCTTTCCGTGAGAAAGAAATCGCTGCTTACGATGATGTTAAAGAACTCTCTATCCGCGCAGATGTAAACTTTGGTGCAGAACTTGGTGAAACACAACCTACGTATACCCTCAGCCATGTATGTACTCCTTCTGAAGGTGTAAATACTGGTAGGCAGGTAGCGTTGCGTTATGCAGATAGGGCTGAACAACAGATCTTCACCCTGCAGAACTGGCCTGTTGATGGTAGGCCTTACCCTGTACCAGAGTCTTACCTCAGCAAAACTGGTAAGTATACGGTAACTATTATCGAATACTACGATACTGATAATGTACTTAGTGGTGAGCATGAGTTTACCAAGACTGCTGTTATCTGCCTTCCTGCAGCTATCTCCAGTGAGACTGTAGACGCAAGCACTGGTCTTACCATTGCTACGGTAGATACCAATACGGTAAGTTCTTTGAACAGTACACTTGCAGCTTGGATCAACGGTTCTGCTAATGTAGAATACTTAGGTTCTGCTGTTGCAAACACGATCTTTGTATAATGAACCAGTTTGTTGATACATTAATTAATCAAACTGCAAAAGCAAATCCTAGTACGGAGACTGTCTATTCATTGATCTTATTGATCTTGATAGCAGTCTCCGCACTGCTCTTTTATCTATACCGTTCTGAGAGAAAAGAAAACACGGAATGGGCAGCTAAGAGTATGAAGGCAGCAGAGTTACTTGCTACCATTCATCTCAGGCTTGAAGATCAGCGTAAAGACTCAGATAGGATAGAAGAATTTAACCACAAGATAGATACGCTGATTGACAATGTTGCCAAACTTCAGGAGCTTAGGGATTTACTTATTGCGATAAGAGAATCCGTAAACCGATGAAAGCCAACAAAGCCCTCAAAGACTTCGATAAGAAAATCCAAGACCTTGAGAAAGCTCTTGAAAAAGCTTTAGGAGGTACGATTACAGAGATAGTAAAGGTTTTACCTGACACGTGTTTAAATAATCTATCTAATCCAGAATTAATAAAACCAACAACTAATGAGCAAGGTGAAAGTAAAGTTGATTAGTGACACGCTGCGCACTGTAATGATGTTCATCCTTAAGGTGTTCCGTGGTCAAATCCTTAAGCGTATTGATCAAGTAGAAGATGAAAACTTGTATAAAGGTGTTGAGATCAGTTTCATACCTATAGAAGAAATCGTAGTCGCACTCAATGACAACGACCCTGATAATCAACAACAGGTGAAAGACATTACTTTACGCTGGATAAATGGTCCTGTTTCTAATCTGGTAGGTGAGATATTTGAAGACCTTATTGATAAAAACAAAAACGACCACATAAAAGCTTTGCTCAAGCAAATACTTATTCTTGGTGTAGGTACGTTGAAGATCTATACCGATGATCAAGAGAAGAATAATGAACAATTAAATCAGTTGTTCGATGCTTTTCTGGAATCCCCTGAATCTAAAGAACTTGTTCTTAACCATGTCCTTAAGCCTTTACTTACTAAAGTTATCAATGATGAACAGGTCATACTGGACATTATTGAAATTATAGAAAAAGCACTTGAGGGTATACACAAAAATAAATAATGGTATTTACGTACACGAAAGATAGTATGCCGATAACCCAAAGCCCTGCAATAACAGCTTTTCAAGCTGATCCTAGCAAGGCTTTGAAGATGACGGTATATCATAATTGTACAAAACTACCTGAGGTAAACATCTTAATAGGTAGTATTGTGAACAATGGTTATACATTGTTACCTGCTACAATATCTATGTCACCAGTATTTACCAATGGTGTGTATAGGGTACAACTTAAACACTTAGGTACTACTGTTACAGAAGATAACGGTTTGTTTTATATTGGTGAAGGTGTGGACTGTAGTTTGATAAGTTTGTATGCTAAACACATTGAGTGCTTAGACAACAAACCTTGTACAGAAAACTATCTGTTCTGGCCTTTTGCTTTTCACAAACTGTTACAAAATATTCAATGGTGCGATGATCTCACCTATGAAGATTCTTGTACGGTGTATAATAAGATGACAGAACTGATCGATAAAAACATAGACTGTGGATGTAACGAATAAACTGGTCAATCAGTTAATTAAAAGTGCTGCAGATATCGCAAGGGACCATGACTACATGGCCTCTTGCGGTAGTTCTTTTTTTTGTGACAGTATAAGTGATTTCTTTGCCTATACCCTACCTGATAACTGCACAGATTCTGTACGCAGGTATATATCCAATAAATACAAAGACTTACCTAAATGTGCATCGTTATCTACAAAAACACAAGATTGTACTATTTTGATTAATGATGAATCAGATGTATTATCTTGTGTAGCAATAACTATTAAAGACGATTCTAATAAAAATATACTTATTACTTCTACTGGTCAAAGTATATCTACTTTAAAAGTTAAAAAGTACAATATACTTTCAGCTAATGTAAGTGGTAAAGCTACAAGCAGTCCTAGTTTAACAAAGTTAAATAGTATATCTTCAACTGTTTCTGCTGTAGCTACAGCAAGCCCAGAATTAATTATACGTTCTAATACTGTACTTTCTGCTTCTGTATCAGGTAGGGGGAGTAGCAGTGGTGATATAAAAACAACACATATATTAACTAGTACAGTATCAGGTATAGGTACTATAAATCTTACATTAGCTACTATTGCGCTACTAGATAAATATCCTAAAGCTGCTGTAGCATTTTCACTACGTAAAATAAACAGTGCATATACTGGACCTGCAATACGTGTACGTAGATCATTAGGTAATGATGAACTAGATATTTACTTTAATCCTGATGGTACATTAGATGAAAAAGCAATAACTGATTTTGCAGGTAGTGGTAGTGTATTTGTATCTAAATGGTATGATCAAAGTGGTAACTTTAGACATGCTCAAAGTACAAACTTTCAATTTCAACCTCTTATTTACAACGGTGCTATAACTTATAAAGATAATAAACCAGCAATATTATTTGATGGTTATAAGTTTCTTGAAGTACCTAATACTAGATCTACATTTAACTATTTACATAACGGGAATAAATCTACAGTCCTAAGTGTGTTTCATACTAATATTTCTTACGGGGGTATAGTAGGTACATTAGGTAGTACTGGGTTTAGTCTAGAAGTACCTTCAGCTTATGAACCAGTTGCCAGGGCTTCTTATGAAGGCAAAATTGTATACTTTGGCTTAGGTGGATCATTTACAGTAGGTAGCTCTCAGTCTAAAAAAACAAGTTTAGTAATAGCTGAAATAGATGCGATAAATACAGTAGCTGACCAACGTGTAGCCTTGTATGTAAACAATAACCCTGTAAAAAGAAATAATACTTTTGCCCATCCATCAGGTACTAAAAATGCTGATGTAAATTTAACGCTAGGTGTAGCTAATAACTATAACCTAATAGGTACATTAAAAGAAATTATTATTTGGGATGTAGATATGACTAATAACAGAAGTGCTATACAACAACAAGTAAACGATTATTATAACATATATTAAATCTTAATACAATGTCTGCTTTTTCTAATTATCTTGAAGATGCTATTACTGCATGGATTAATGGTACTACATTTCCAACAGCACCTGCTAATGTATATTTAGCTTTATATAACAATAGCCCTAGTGATGCTGGAAATTCAGGTACAGAACTTACTACTATATTAACAGGTAGCGCTAATCGTGTTGGTATTGCTGCTAATCAATGGACTAGGGTAACTGGCGGCACTGCTTCTATTACAAATACAAATGCTATTACTATTACAGCTACTGCTGCAGGTAATGCTACAGCTACACATTTTGGTGTATTTGATGCACAAACAGCAGGAAACTTGTTGTTCCATGGAGCACTTACAGCTTCTAAAACAATTACCACAGGAGATGAAATTAAATTTAATGCCGCTTCTCTTACACTAAATATTGACTAACTATGGCAGCAATGTCTAATTATTTAGAAGATGCACTTACTAACTGGTTAAATGGTAGTGCATTTTTACCAACATTATCTAGTGGTATATATTTAGCATTATTTAGTAGTGATCCAACAGAATTGTCTTCTGGTGGTACAGAAATTACTACTATAATAACAGGTTCCTCGTCAAGAGTAAACTTACCTAGTAATTGGGGTACAAGGACTACAGGTGGTATTGGTCAGATTATAAATACAAACTTAATAACTATTACAAGTGCTGCAACTGGAGAAGCTGTTGCTAGCCACTGGGCTTTATTTAATAGTGCTGTAGGAGGAGATAAGCTTTTACAAGGTAGTCTTGTAGAGTCTAAACCAATAACTACTGGAGATAGAGTTGAAATAATACCAGGTGGACTTGTAGTTACGTTTAATTAAAAATACACAGTAATGATAACTATAAAAAAGAAAGTCAAAATAACTAGTGGGCAACCACCATTTCAATATCAATGGACTTCTTCTGATACCTGTTTGACTTTCTCTAACCCTACAGGTACGGTTACAGATGCACTTATACAAACTGATTTTATACTAAGTAGCCAAACATGTGCAGGTGCAGCTACATTAACTATTACGTCTGCTTGTGGCAATAGTCAATCATTTCCTGTAGTATATACTTCCCCTTGTAATGCAGTAACATTAAACCCTATTGTAGAAAAAGACCTTCTTTTCTCTGTTACATCATCTTCTCCAGGATGTAGTACAGGTACGTTTACCTGGTCATATGATACTACAATTTTTGAAGTAGTATCTAATACGTCTACAATTTTCTCATCTGGGCTGCAACTTAAGCTAAAAGCTACTACGATAAACAAAACCAATACAAGTATTTCTGTAACCTATAAGGATTGTAATGGTTGTGAGGTTACTGCAGTTTACTCATATCAGTTTATAATACCTGTAGTACAACCTATTACAGTAAACTTATATCCTGTAACAACAAATGGTGTTACTAATTATGTAGCTACTAATGTGGCATTACAGTTACCACCAAATACACAACCACTTACTACACTCTTTACATTGCCTAAGGATATGACAATAACATTTGTCAATTATCCTGGATACTACGAATATAACTTTTCAATACCAGCAAGTATCGTAGATACTATATCGTCTATAAACACAGATCCAGCATATAATACTGGTTCATACATAGTGAAATCTACACAAGGTATCTGGTCTAATAAAGGTAATGTTACTTTTGTATACAACTTGAACAAAGTAGAAGCTATTACCGTAGCAAATAAGACAATTACGTTACCATGTGAAGCTTCTGCAGGACAATCACTAGATATTGAAATAACAGATTGTGTAACACTTGCAAGTGGGTACAGTTTAAAACTTGATAGTTTTACTATACAGGGGACTTCTTTATCGCCAAGCATTACATCAAAAGCACAAAACAATAAGTTATTCATGGTATATACCATACCTACCCCTATAGCTTCTGATGTTGTCAGGTTTACACTTTCTACCACAACTGGTGAAATATCTAAAACAGCTACATTTACTATAGTACCATGTTCACCAGCACCTACTGCAAACAATGATGCCTTTACGATAGCTGCTAACTCTACGGTCACAAAAGACATACTTGTCAACGATAATGGTAATGGTGTCAACTTAGACCCTACTACTGTAGAAGTGTCAAATGTACAATCAGGTCTTCAAGTAATAACTAACCCTAACGGTAGCGTAACAATAACAGTGTTAAAAGAAGCTACTGGATCAAGGACATTTACATATACTGTAAAGAATGTATCCGGTAGGATATCGAACTCAGCTACAGTAACAGTTACCGTAGTCAATGCAGGTCAAAATACTAACGTAATACTTTGTGATTAATGGCAACAACAATCGTGTTATATAATCAATTACAATATGCCGACATCAACGGATCGTGGTCTTTTGTTGGAACACAGGTATCGTTCCCGCCTGCACCTGCCACCTATAATGGTACAGTTAACTTTAGTACTTATCCTGTAGGTACATATGTGTATAGATATACTAAAACTACTAATAGTGTAACACACACTAGTGATGTAACTATTAACTGGCAAGGTAGTTCTCCAGCAAGGCAGAACGACACTTGTGCTACAGCATTTAACATACAGAACCCTTTGAACAAACAGTTCTCTATTATAGTGGAGGACGATAACCGTGATGATTGCCCTAGCGCAAAAGCACCTTCAATACCTAATCCATCGGATTATCCTGTAACATGGAACCAAGGTGTTTATACAGGGGATTTATGGTATGAAGCTAAACTACCTTTACGTGAGTACACTTACACTTTACAGATAGAAATATCTAGTGAGTCATATACAGATGAATTTGCAGCTACAGGTTTTGCCGCACAGCTTTACACAAATACAATTTCTACAAACTGTAACGATAATGTGTCAGCTACAAGCGTATCATCACCAAGTATATCTAAGACATTAAAACTTGCATATACAGTATTTACAGGAACATCACCACTAATAAAGCTTAGGATAGCTTCTTTAAAAGCAGGGTTTTTTCAAATAACATTTACAACAGTTTGCTGATGCCTACGATAATATTTACCAATACGTTTGACTGTGGCCCTGGTGTTACAGGTGCTTCTATTAGAAAGGTAAAGAACCTATATGATGCTACAGGCACTGGTCAACTTATCTGGGATCTTGACAATGGTGATTTACCTAGTGATTTAAACAATTACTTCGATGTGTTTCAGAACGGTAAACGGTTAGAGTATCCTGCAGAATACACAGTAAATGAGTTTATAACAGCTAATACATCCAGGATAAATATAATTAACCCCATACCTATGACGTATTACACATTAATAAAATACGTATGAAGCATTTACTTGTTATACTTGTTGCTTTAATACCTACATTTTTATTTGGTCAGATACCAAATATAAACCCTAGGAATATTAGAATACTGTATCAGACTACAGGTAAAGGTACTGTATGGCATGGCAACGATACCATTAACTACACACCGCTTACAGATGGTAATGCTTGGCTGCATTTAGATACTGTAAATAACAAACTTTATAGTTACGTACAGAACCAGTGGAAACTAGTTACTGCTGGTGGTGTGGAATCTTTTTACACTAATGGTGATACACTCTTTTTAGAAACTGCAGATACTACGTTTTATGTACTTTCACCTGTGCAAGGACTTGAACTTGATAGTATATCTACAAATAAAGTAAAACTCGACATTACCGGTTCTACACAAGATGTGTATATACAAGGTGGTACAAACATACAGTTACAAAAACAACAGGATACTTTGCTTATCAACAGCCCTACTTCGGTGTCTATATCAGAAGTAGATTTACCTGCAGGTGTTTTTGTGATAGCAGATAACCAAAACACTGTTGTCTGGGACGGTATAAACGTAATAGGTATAATATCCAACTCTAACAAGAAACGTATAACGTTGACTGTAAACGGTCAAAGTGCAAGTTTTGAAGTTTGTAAATGTGAATAACATGAGATACATAATTATGTTATCTTTGCTACTGTTTACATCAAGTATACAAGCACAGTATAACTTACCTTATAAGAAAAAAGATACACACAATGTAAAGTGTATCAAGTTCAAAAAAGTTTATAAAGTACCTGCTTATATTAAACGCAGGAATAAGAAAAAACTATTCTGACAATGAAAAGATTAATAACTTCTTTATTGTTTTTCATACCTTTTTTTGTATCTGCACAGGTACAAAAAGATACGGTATCTGTTATTTCTAAAGACCAGATACCTTTAGGTACAGCTGACAGCACTGAGTTTTATTTTATAGAGAACGGTGCCTGGCGTAAAGTAACCACGCCTATGTACATTACCCTTTTAGAAGGTAAAAAACTACGTGCTTCGACTAAGGTGTATATTGTAAATTCTGTTTCAGATACATCTTCTATATCTAATCCTTATGAAGGAGATATTGCTGTCAACCTTACCAAAGATACCCTTATCATAAGGGACTCTTTAAACTGGGTATTATTTTTTGGTGGACCAGGAGGGGGTAGTAGCAATATTGATACCATATACAACGGTTACGGCATCGTCACAAGCCCATCGCCAATGGTGTCAAGCGATACCATACGCGCAGACACATCTGTACTTGCGACAAAATCTTTTGTCAACAACAGCTTGTCTACAAAACTTGACAGCATTGCAGGTGAAGTAACTACATTCAACATTCGTGATACAGCTATTACAACAGGTAAAATTGCTACTGGGGCTGTAACTGGTGCTAAACTTGGAAGCATTACAAGTACTGAACTTCGCACAGCATTAAGTGACGAAACTGGAACTGGCTCTGCGGTGTTTGCAAATAACCCTGTTTTTACTGACATCATTCTAAATGGAACAATCGGAAATTCAACAGGCAATATTCTGCTTACCAATAATTTAATGTCAAGGTGGGGGATAAGTGCTACTGGTAGTAGTGCATCGGACTTGATTATTACAAATTGGTTAGACCCAAATAAACGACCATTTTTTATTAAGCGTGACAACAACTATGTTGGCATCAACACGGGTGTACCATTGAGACAATTACATGTCGTTGGTAAGGTGCGCATAGATACCTTAAACAGTACTCCGGGTGCATTAATCGGGCTTGGAACAGACAGCACCATTGTAAGGCTTGATCCCGCAACGTACCCTACTATCACAGAGCTTAGTTATGTCAAGGGTGTAACATCTGCATTGCAGACACAATTCAGCAATAAACTCGATAGCCTTGCTGGTGAAGTCACCACATTTGTAATCCGCGATACTTCCGTTACATGGGCAAAACTCGCTCAAGCTGTCAAGGATTCGATAAATCGTCCTACTACCAATGCAACATATTGGAGCACTGATGGTGCGGACTTAACGCTATCAATGACTGATAGTATCATCAACCTTGCTAAAATACATGGATTTGTAATTAGGGCACAATCAGGTGCTACTTCAAATGTTATCGCAAACTTTAATTATCCGGATGATGACGACCTTGGCAAAATTATGGCCGTAACTTCAGAAGATGAAAGCGCAAGTTATTCTGTACAGCTATCTGGTATTAGGATAGGTGCTATAGATTCTTCGTTTTTTAACTTAGTAGATGATCAAAGCGTAGTCTTTTCCGCTCAAAAAACAAGCGATGGTAATAGATGGGTACTTGTATCCAATACTGTCGGTGCCGGCGGCGGTGGAGGTGGTGGCGTAACAAGTATTACAGCTGGAACAGGGTTGACTGGTGGTACAATACTTACTTCCGGGACAATAGCGGCGGATACTAATTTCTTGGTGACGGTAAACGATACCGCTTCGATGTTGACTAATTATATTAACATTGCCGACACCGCTACTATGTTGTCCACGTACATCAATGCTGCTGATACTTCATTGATGCTGACTAATTACATAAATGTAGTTGATACTTCATCGATGCTTTTACCATATCTGAAAAAACAAGATACTACTGCCATGTTGACGAATTACATAAACATAGCAGACACAGCCTCCATGCTATTGACTTACATTAACCGAGAGGACACGGCAGCAATGTTACTTTCTTATTTGCGTAAAGCGGATACCTTGGCAATGTTAAGTACTTACGTCAACTTTGCGGATACCGCTTCAATGCTTTCGACTTACATCAATGCTTCGGATACAGCTTCAATGTTGACGAATTATATCAACGCCGCTGACACCGCTGCCATGCTGACTAATTACATCAATGCCGTGGATACGGCTGCTATGCTGCTAACCTATATCAACAGAGAGGACACAGCGGCGATGTTGACTAATTATGTTAACTTCATAGATACGCTAACAACGATAGGCACTAAAGCTAATTTAGCGCTTAAGTTAAACGCAGCGGATACAGCTTCTCTATCTAACCGAATTAATTTGAAGCTGAACATATCCGATACAACGGTATTTGCCAGGGATTTTGAGTTGGCGGCGAAGTTAAATATTTTGGATACTACCGCTATGCTAAACCCATATTTAAAAAGAACAGTGGATAGCATTATGTTTAAAACAACTTACGATGGTATTGCGACTACCGGGGAGATGATATGGAACGATCAATCAGGGACAGTGCATTTAGGGATGACGGGCAATATCGAAATACCTCTTGGACAGGGAGAAGCGCACATGGTAAGGAACGTTACAGGTACGACTATTGCAAAAGGTAAAGTTGTTTATGTTAGTGGTGCTACCGGGCAAAGACCAACTATTGCACTTGCAGATGCGGATAGCGAAGCAGCAAGTTCATCCACATTTGCTATTACCGCCGAAGCAATAGACAATAACGACACGGGATTTGTTTTTACAAGTGGATATATCAAGGGTATTAACACCAGCGCAATCGCTCCCGGTAGCGCACTTTGGTTGGACACTGTTCCCGGTGGGTTTACAGCTACGAAACGCGTTGCCCCTGTGCATACGGTACTTGTCGGCTACTCTATTACACAAGCTGCCAATGGCACAATATTTGTCAAAATCGTAAACGGTCAGGAACTTGGAGAGCTGCACGATGTAGATGTAACAAGCCCGGTAAATGGTAATCTATTGCGCTATAACTCTACCTCTGCAATTTGGGTAGATGCACAAGCGGACAGTGCGTCTATTGCAACAAATGCGATTAAGAACATACATATTACCAATAACGCGATCAATACCTCTAAGATTGCGGATTCTACTGTAACCAGCGTAAAAATAGCAACTGCTACGATTGCAAATGCAAATATTGCCAATGCTACGATTACAGGGGCTAAACTTGTTGATTCGACAATCACCGGGGTTAAAATAGCAAGTTCAACCATCGGAACTGCCAATATCGCCAATTCGTCTGTTACTGGGGC